AACTAATTACACACTGTTGATGACCGGAACGCGATTTGTAACATTTAAACAAATCACTGTTGCCCGGACGGGTACCCTCGCCTATGCTACGGTGGTAAGCATGGCTACCAATTCCTATAAATGTAATAAAATAAAAATTGTCTCAACTCACTCTGAACTGAATCAGATTATGAGTCCTGGGGCGACATATCCCAGTTTAAAAATAAAATAAAACACACTCAAAAATAAAACCGAGAATACGCGTGCTAATTAGCACCGTACACAGTTCGGATAAAATAAAAAATACCGAGTGTGGTAAAATAAAATAAAAGGTACAGTCCTGGTAAGATTTCCAATACTGTATTAAATCAACGACATACAGTTGTCTGCTATGTTTTTGTGTTTTTGGATCGTAGGTTTGAAGCTACAACCACTGTCTTTTATGCACTTAAAACTAACAACAGGTAATATAAGTAAGGTTACAGTGGGCTATCACCTCCACTCGTGGATTAACCACATGACGTACTCTACACTCATCACTGCGCGCCTCCCAAAGGGCTCGTTAACGTGAAATTGTCACGCACAGTGCCTATTTGTATTTCGGCTAGTAACCGATTCAAATACAACTCGTCGTACATGTGTATTGCTACACTTCCATAGTAAGTTTTATTTCGCTATGGTTCGAAAGGGCTTTCTGTTGTATTACAATACCACTCACCATCGATATAAACGATCCACTCGCCTGCTTCATATTCATAAACGATGTCAAGCCAATCAGGCAAATCGTCATGATCATATGGTGGTGCAAAGTAATACTCTTGTCGCTTAACAGGCTTTTGCAATTTCTTGCAGGCCAGTACTTTCCTTGTCACAGTAAAGATAAGATCTAGATGGTCAGGTTTGTTATACTGCATCTCTAGTGCATGTTTTTCTCTTGGAGCAATAAAACAATATCTAAAACGTTCTAGTAGTTGGTAGTGCCGAAATTGAACTACTAGGGGATGGGTTGTTGGTCTATCGTTGAGCAGAGCAAACTCGTCTTTGGATAGCAATGAATGTCTCCTAAACGGTGGCCAATCACATTTGTGGTACAAGTGATCGGGTGTGGTTGTATAATATCTCAATTTAGATAAGTTGGAAACATCATCATTCGGAAAACTTTTCAAAGCTCCTCTAACGAATCCGCAAAACTCACTTGCATACCGGGGGTTGAAAGGTCTACCAGAGGGAAAGTTATCTCTGAGAAACCGATAAATTAGTTGTGTTGGAGGCATGAGCATCCTGTGTTCACCGTAATAGTACTTTAAACTCATGCGGTAAAGCAAAGCTTCATCAACGAATCGATGTACACTCTTGCTCACTGATGCATAGCCTGACCAGTTCCATTCGGTTATAAACAGGTCACATGCTCTTTCGTTGTCTTTGCCAAAATAGTGTCTAAAGTTAAGGTCAGTTTCAAAATAATTTAGTGTCCAACACAATATGGCATCTAGCCACATTAAATCATCCGAATAAAGATTAATATGTTCATAAATTTGGCTCCAATTATCAAACGGGCACATGTATGCAAAAGATGGATAATTGATTAAGCTTAGCCAAAATCGAATACACTCCCTGTCCGATTTGGCAACATCAAAACCATCTAGATTAAAGTAGTGTGGTGTTATATATTCTATAAATCTACCATACTTATAGATAAGCATTTCTACAACTGATGAGAAACCTTGATTCTTGCAGTGGTCCATGATTGGGTCTCGAAATAAATTCTCGAAATTCATGAAAGGGAACTAGAACTGATAAGGAACAAGTTCCGTCCCTCTCGAAACTAACGGGCTAAAAGCCAATTCCCGTTGAGTTTCCCCAGCCAAATGCTTGCTGAGCAACTCCGCCAGTCAAAGCTGTCCGAGTTGGATCTCCAGGCATTTGAGCTCTTGAATAACTACCGGGCGCTACCACTTGTGTTGCACGTGGTAAGGCCATCCCGGAAGCACCAAGAGCCCAAGCACCTTTTGGTAAACCCATTGACTCAAAGGCTTCACCAGAGAAGTTAGCCCATTCCTTGTTTTGTCCGAATTGTTTGTCCATTAATGCGGACGTATTTTGAAAATTTGTCTTCAAGATTGATGAAGTTAAATCTTTTTGGAAACCGAATCTGGCCTGTTGCATCTCTACTGACGTCTCGTTGTTCTCGCGATTTGCGAAAAAGCCGAAGAGGCTGCCTGCCAACCCACCAAGGAGGCCTGCGCCAGCTCCCATGGCACCCGATGATGCACCTCCCGCTGCAGCCCCAGACCCGCCCGCGGCTGCTGCTGCTCCCGCCATTGTGTTGGAAATTCGGCGGCTTTGACAAAGGACTGTGCTAACAAAGGATACTTCTTACTCCACTGTTCTTTAACCTCAGCTATTTCTTCGGGCTTAGTCTTAGGTGTCAGCTTCAAATCAGGAGAAACGTAATCAGGATCTGTGGTGTCGATGTTTGTTGGCACTTCGATAGGTTTTCTCGCGTTGTAAGAACCACGACTTTCTTGAACTTGTATTCGTGGTATAACGTCACGTTTAGGTGGTACGTCTCGTCCGGGTGGATCAATCCTATTTAATACGCGGGATTGAATTGCAAATACTTCTTCAGCGCGTCGAGACTGGTGCTTCGTCTCTGTCACGTTCGGTTTGTCTACGTCAATTTCGGCTATATGTTCAAAATGTACAGGTGCGGTTCGAGTCTTCACTCTACGCTGTGCAGTGTGTTCGTAAGTTGACAAAACAAGATCTTCTTTATATTCCCACGGCTCAGAGTGATACATGATAAGTGTAACACCCAATTTAGTTCTGATCAAGGTTCCTTATGGAACGCTTGGTTTCTTTAAGGACGGCGCGGAGATCGGCTCTCATAGCTGGTGTAAGAGCTGGTATGATGTCTGTTCGCTGTCCATAAGATAAAAATCTGAATTGCAAATTGGCCGGAAGAATTAATGCGTCTGAGCCTGGACTTGTCGTGAAAATGCCTTCAGGGTAAAGCTTTGCATACAGAATAGTGAGACCCGATGCAGCATCATGTACTGAGAACATGAGCGAAGATTGAGGATCCAACGGAGGAGATTCGGCGATCTTATAGCCAAATTCTCTGCATTGTAGTGCTGGATACTTTGTGTAAGAACTACTTTTTTGGTTTGCATCGTCAGGATAGTAAATACGAGGAGCAAAATACATAATTCGCTCGTTGTTCAGAGGAGCAAATTGCAAACCCTCATCATCCATAGGAGCATAGAAAGAAACAATTGCTTGTGTATCAGTTCCTGCAGGTATATGGTTAACAGCGTTTTCAACAGGGAAGTTTCCAAGTGTTGTAACAGCAAAGCTGGTATAATGTTGTTTTGGGCCAGTGTCAGTATTGTCTTTCCAGATTCCAACCCAGGAACCAGGAACCCCTCGTGTGTTTCCATTCAAACTAATCATTGTCGGCGTGTTGACAAACCGTACAAGATTTTCAGCAATAGTAGGTTGGTCAATATACCTGGTAAAACTAAGCACATTCTCTGTGCCAGGCCAGTGCAGTTCCCCTCCAGCTTTTTTAAGCTGGGCAAAACCGGTTTTTACAACTCGTTGAGTACCAGGATAGGTCTCTATGCTGAGTACATTGCGATCTCCGAATGTAAGGTTACCCCCAAAATTTAGATTTGAAAAGTCATGTACAGGTGTGTTAAGCATTCTGGGTACGAATGTTGAGATGACAAAATCTTCACACATCTCTACCTCAACAATGACACTCAACCCATTATTGTCACCTATCTGCGCTTGCAACTGTCCATACACTATAGCCAATATACGTGAACCAAAAGCATCCGAACTTGTCAGTTCGTCTGTCATCACGTGCATGCGCTGTCTATTTATGTCTTCAAACGGAATGGAAATTGTTAGAAGGCTTTTAGGATCTAAGTCAAAGCCATCAAAGTAAGAAAGGTCATTGACGGAGTATTGTCGAATTTGGTCATCAGATATGTGTGGTGGAACGCGTATAAATCTAAGACGTCCACCGACTAGGCCAGATCCACATATCGTAAAAGTCAATTTAAAACCTCCAGCCCAATACATATAATGATCGGCAATGAGGCGTGTGAAAGGATGGATATTGGGATGATTTTTCCAATTACCCAGTATTGTTCCAGGAAGCTGTGTTGGTGTCCACTTTATAAGATCTAACCGAAATTTGTGAGCCAGCATATGCATGTCATATGTGTTCATTCGTCCAGCAGTGCGAACCAATTCAGCCGCCTGCTGTGGATTCGAATTATCTGGATCTAGCGGCATTTCTGGTGATGCACCAGCTGCCGTCGATCCTCCAATCATTCCTCCGTCAGTACCTTGTAGTGCTGTATTAGACATCGTCGGTGTTTACTCAAAACTTGGGGGGGCTTGAAAGGGATAAGTTCTCAAACCCGAAAACCTTCTCGGGAGAGTGGAACATATAACTCAGTGTTATATTCGTTCCATGTCTTCAGGGCGATGTTGATGCCAAACTCATCCAATTTTTCACGCATATGGTTGTATATCCTTTCATAGAAGTCCGGTCCATACAAAACAGCTTCCCTCATAATCGCGTCAACCTCTGATTCCATTTCATCTGGCAAGATTATGGGTCCGAATTCAGCTTCATATGGGTATCTTTGTTTACGACACCTAGTCCAGTTCATCAGCTTGTCAAACGATTCAATGTGGAGTCTTCCACGCCAGTATCCGTTGTTTATGTAGCTGTAACGTTTCAAGAACTCTAACTCGGCAAGTGGTCGAACGGTGTAATCTTCACTGGATTTTTGTGCATCTGTAATCTCAACACCCCATACTTCCATCATGAGTTTTTTAAATGTAGCGAAGTTCCAATACGGCGTGAGCCACTTCACTACAGTGCACACGTGGTCATCTCCTCCGAATTTTGAACAGACGTGTTTGCAATAACTTGCCCACGTTGGCTGAATGCTGTGTTTTTGTTTGTTAGTTAAACATATTTCGTCCGCGTGTACGCGACGAGCAAACTCTTTCCAGCACATCAGCTTCAGGACAGCATTGTAGACATCATTATCTGTACGTGTTGCAGGTTTGCCTGATACATGACCACTCATCTTGACTATCAGATCATTGAGCGTTATAAGAGGATTTGCCATCTGCATGTAAATACCTCTTCTAACTTTTGCATCATCTTGTGTCCACTTCGGGTCGAATCTCTGGTAAATTTTGTCATAAAACCTCCACTGTTCTTCCAGGAACTCGTTCATCATATGTGCATCATAAGACGGTGTGTCTTCATCAAAACCATGTGTGCCAACCTCAAGCATGGATGTTACCATAGCATGCCATCCTTCACTACCAGGGTCAAGTCCACCAGTAAAGAAAGAAGTACCAGAAATGTTGTTACAATTCTGTTCTGCAGTCAGAAAGTACTTCCTCCACAACAAATTAAGGTGTAATGGCCCAGCAGCAAAGCTGCGTGTTTTTGGAGGATTACCCCAAACTTTCTTGTCCTTAACGGCTTCATCTTTCTGGCACGACATGAAAACAACACCAGCTTTCCTTCCTTTCCTACAGCAATCAGTCAAGTGTGCTATGTTGTTTGTAACAGCACGGCCATCTTGCTTGTTAAGTGTCCAAATTTGTGCACATTCATCAAACTCTAAAAATTTCATCTTACTCGTATAACCTTGTGTGATATACGGGTATCCTGGCGAACTGCGTCGATTTATGGGGTTCGAATGGGGAAAACGTTCCTTGTCTAGACCGTTTATGGCCTTCGTTGTTGTTATCTTCTCAATACCAGTTGTACAGTTGTTCTTGCACATTTCAGCTATAGCGTAGTCAGCCAACTCTTCTATACACTCGATAATCTCCTCACGTGTAACATTGTTCTCGGGTTGTCCAAAAACCCATTTTAGCTGAGCATCATATTTGACGTGTCCATCATAGTCAGGGTGAATTCGTGGATCATTCATGGAGAAAACAGCAGGTGAATACTGATCGCCTATAAGGTCCTCAATAGTACTATCCTCGACATGGAAGGGGCTCCTAGTGAACTTGGTCTTGTTAGGACTAGGTAGCTTCTGTGTTGTCTGTCCAACTACATCACAGACTTCTGACAAAATGGCTGCGTCTTCTATGTGTTCACTATCAACGGGCATGATGCCATCTGCCTCTATCAGCAACACTCCTTTTTCTGTACGCATTTGTAGTTCCACGGGTTGTTCAAGACGTTCCTTTGCTTTTAGGATGTGTTCTATCAGAAGAACCGCACCATAAACTCTACCTCCACGATCACCGGCGCTATGTATCGCAATGAGTGGTCTCTCATGATATAGACAGTCAAGCATCCATGGTGAACCGCAGTCTCCTTTCTTTGTTACTCGACACACGGTTGATATATCTTGCAAAACGCCTTGTCCTTCTATGAGATTGAGAGATGAGCTAGACGTACCGTTGGCACTACTGAACGTCATAGTCACATGTTGTCTCAATGTCACATTACGCGCAACTGAAGCTTCTTTACACCCAACCTGTATCACTGATGTAAGTCCTTGTAGCGGTGATCTATCGTACGCACTTCCAACATACTTAGTTATGTTAGAGCAGGGTGGTCTCTGCTTTCCTGTCAAGATGAAAACTCCTACGTCCTTTGTTTGGTCATCATACACAGGTAGCCACTTATACGTGTATTCAGTATTGTTATACTGAATGTAAGTCTGGTCGGTTGGTGCGTGCTCGAAGCAATGTTTGTTACCTATACCCCACGTATCTGCTAAGAAGATGACATGTGAAAGACAATGATCTTTACCCGTTCCGTCGTCTGATCGCTGAACTAAGTATGCCTGATTGTTAAGAACTTTCTGGTTAGGACTCCCTGTCTTGTACAATGTTGGTAAATCTGCTATTTCCAGTTTTGGATCATTCATTTTTCTGAAAGTAAAGCTGATTCTTGGATGTTTGATATCAGCTCTATAATACTCGATGGCATGTGTGTAATCACGCTGCAAAGCGGGCTCCATGACAAAAATAGCGTTATTATACAAGGGTATTTTATATGTTTTTCTCGACTTCTTATGACACAAGGTCAATTCTCTTTGTTCTCCGACATTTACCATGACTATAGGTTGAGTTTGATCCAGACATGGCTCATCATCACAGTGAGCTGGTATGCCTGCTTGATTTCTCTTTCCTCTTGATCTTTTACCACCATCATACAGGTTGATGAGCATAGAATTGGCCTGAAAGCCGTATCCATTCACCATTTCCATCATATCTTTACCAAAGCTGGGAATCTCTTGAGGTTGATGTGTTTTACCTCCGTACGTATATGGAGCACCACCATAGTATCCTACATGGCGTCCAGGTCTTTCTTCCAACGTTAGCTTAGACAGGTGGTTAACAATCTCTTGGTATTGCAGGCAGTCTCGCGAAGCTAGTGGTATAAAGCTGACAGGTAAACCTTTGTCCCTCATGAACTCATTCCATGTTTTCAGATCGTTTGGTGTTGCACGATTTGATTTCTTTTCGGTATCAGATTCAGTCTCAGGATCAATGTCTTGGTATGTCTTCAACTTCTTCTCCATACGTTTTCGTGCTTCAGTTATCATGTATTGCACATGGTTTTCTTCTTCACTTTCA